GGTCAACGGTGTAGGTGTTCCCCGTACTTGTCGTAAACGAGCGTTGGTTCACTTGGAACCACGGGTTATCCAGCAAATTTCGGTTGCTTCCTGCGGTGCTAAAATTGTGGTTGCCGTCGCTGGCAATAATGCCTTTAAGGTTGCCAATGGCAAGCGCATTTTTGAAGGCCTGTATTACGTTTTGGTTGTTCTGCTGTACGTTTAATTTGGGCATTATTCGGCCTCCTCGTCGCTGGCGTATAAGTTATCCACCTGCGCCAATAAATCCGCGCTATGGTCCTGTTTTTGGCCTTCTGCGGCCTTGTCGGTGGCGTACTGGATAGCAGATACGCACAACAGGGCACCCAGCAGCACGGCCACGGCGTCCAGCGTTTCGCATATCTGCTCGGTGTACGGCAGCGCCCATACGGCACCAATTCGGGCATAAAAAATGCTAAATGCGGGAAGGGCAATAATTGCCACCCACTTCAGCACGTCGTACACGCGATCGGGTAATATTTTTTTAGGCATGGTTTTATCCCTCCTTTGTCGCCAGGCTAATAAGCCATTGGCGGTACTTGGTGCGCAGGGTGTTCAATTCTTCCTGCGCCTTGTGCATTTCGCCGTTGGTTTTGCCGTTCACAATAGCAACGGTCTGCGCTTCTGCCAGGTCCGCGGACAGGTCCATGTATTCCAACAAAAACTTGTCCCGCTGTTCCCGGCGTGCTTCCCGTTCGTCTGCCTCCTTTTGCCGCTTTTCGCGGGCTTTTTTGTCGTCTGCCGCATGTTTACCCAGCCACGCCACAATAATGGCTGTAATGGCTTGTAAAACGGCCACGAAGTACGTTTCCATTTGCGTTTACACCCCCAATACACCTAATACAACACAAGTGCGAAGCCCGCGCCGCCGTCGAAGCCCTTGGATCCGTTGCCGCCGCGTGCGCTACCGCCCCAACAAATCCAGCCGCCGGTTGTGGAGTTTTTTTCGGCACCATATTTGCCGCCACCGCCGCCACCGTTTCCGCCATTGCCTCCGCTGCCCAACGTGGGCGTGGGAAGTCCTGGCCGGTCGGTTGCGTCTGCGCCATCGCCACCATAGTGTGCGCTGGTTGCGTCCGCGCCATTGTTGCCGTATGCAGCACCGCCGCCGCCTGCGCCGTTGTATCGTTCGCTTGCTCGATAACTGCGCCCGCCGGTCCATGTTTGTCCGTCTGCGGTTACGCTTTCGCCGTATACATACTCGCTGGACGAATAACCGCCACCCTTGCCGCCTGCTATGCCGTCAATGCCTGCCAGGGCGTAATATTTGTCCTCGAATATGTCATAATAGCCGGATACAGGCCTTTCACCATTCGCGGACGAATAGCTGCCGAATGTGGTTTCCCCGCCCTCGGTGCCTGCAACATTTGCCGCGCCGCCTGTTCCTGCAGCGCCAACAGCCACCGCGAACGATTGCCCAGGCGTTACTGGTATATCCGCAATAAACAATTTGCCGGGCCGTCCTGCAGGGCCTGCGTATCCGCCGTCGCCGCCGTCCTCGCAGTCGCTGGCCAGTCCGTTGTATCCGCCGCTGCCGCCTTCGCCACCTTGGCACAAAATAATGCGCAGCATGGTGGTACCGGCTGGCACGGAGAAGGTACCATCTGCCGTAAACATACGGTGGTTAGCATAGTTGTTGCCGCCCTTGGTTGGGGTAAAGTTGGTTAACAGGTCGCACCGGGCTTTTATGGTTGCCAGGCCCGTTGCGGTCATTTCCTTAACGTATCCGTTTTGGTGTACCTTGTAGGGGTTGATAATCGTTAAAAGGTCGCCGCTTTTTTCGTTTTTTACCTTAAAATCCGTGGACAAAATGCGGGTTGCGCCATAGTAGTTCATCAACCGTTTTGCCACGTTTATGCTGTTCTGCTGGTTAACCAGGGTTTGGTCCGCAAATTCCAGCACGTTGCCGCCGCTGGTGCCTTCTTCGTGCACCTGTGTGGTGTGGGTGTACAGTTTGCCGGTTAGCATGCCGTTGCCGGATACAATGGCATAGTTTACCCCGCTGCTCTCAATAACCAGGCTGCCGGTTACGGCCAGGTCATGTACGGGTGCCTGTTCGAATACAACCAGCCTGCTGGTTACCTGCGCGTCGGTGGTGTTGTCAAATAGCGTTACGTCTGCGTCGGTCGGCAGCACGTAATAGCTGTGCTCCGTAACGCGCACCATTGTGGCCGCCTCTATCGGCGTTATGGTGCCGTCTACGTATACGTCGTCGTCGTCAACGGTGCCGGTTAACGTAGTGCGTGCCAGGTCGAAGTACGGGTCCCCGTTGGCGTTTTTATAAACCATTACGCCGTAGTCAAATAACAGCTTGTGCAGGTTTTCCCGCGCATCCGCGCTGTACGGCAGCCAACCGGTTACGGATATGCTGCCCGCTTCTTCGCTGTACCCGTACGGGAATGCGCCGTTAATGATCTCCGCCAGCACGGTGGACAGCGGCACCAGGTTGTACAGGCCGCCCACGTGGGGACGGTTCACCAACAGCCCAATAGCCGATACGGCCAGCACGTCATATACCAGCGTGTTTTCGCGATCTGCAGGCAGGGCGTAATATTTCCCGCGCAGGGCGCCGTCTACGTAATACCGCACCGGCGTTTCTACCGGCACTTCCGCGGACAGGTCCGCCGGGCTGGATACAAGTTGGTACCCTTCGCTGCTGTACAGGTCGTACAATTCGTTGGATATAAGGCCCCAGCTTTCCCCGGCGTACGTGGCTGCGCTCAATTCGTCGTAGGCCAATTCGTCACCGCTGTAACTGTTGCGCATAACGGTGTCAACCTGGCGCAGCTGGTCGTTGTCAAAGTCAAACAGCGGGTTGGTGGTATCACCAATTACAATACGGTGTTTTCTCATTGCGGCACCACCTGCGGTTCTATGCTGGAGAAGGTAATATCAATACGGCCCCACAAATTGGTGTCGTTGTTTCTCCATTCCAGGTCCTGTTTGGCCGCCGTGTACACGGCCTCGTATGATACGGTGTTTTGGCCGTCTGCCGCTTCCAGCTGCACGCTTTCGTCTACGCTGTGCTGCACTAAAAAATCCCAAAACGCGTCAAAATCCGCCACGTTGGACGGGTCACGGTATACGCTGAAGCTGTGCGACAGGTACGTGCCAACAATGGACCGTATACGCCTGCCCGTAATGGCTTTACCGGCGTTGGCGTCCTCTTGTACGTCGAAGCCGCGGCCCACCTTAATTACGCCCAGCACGTCAAACGAAGTGCCGTTTATACTTAAAAACATGCGCCGTTACCTCCTGTTTTGAATGTAATTCACGCCGTGCACGGTGTTTTCCCGCACGTTGCTGTTGTACGTAACCTGCCCAAATGGGATACGGCCCACCTGCATTACGACAGTTTGCTGGCCGCCCTGCGCGCCCTGCATGCCGGTTGTTTCGGTCCGGGTAATTGCCGGGCCTGCCGGTACGGGTGTGGGCGTGGGGATCTGCGGCGCGGATACGTCCGTAATGCCCTGCACCATCTGCCGCATACTGCGCTTTGGCGTTTCTGCGCTGCTGTCGATACCTTCCGCCAGGCCTTTGTCCACGTATGCGCCGATCTGCATAAACAGTTTGGACGGGGACCGAATGCCCAAAAAGTCCTTTACGCCTTGCCAGGCGTCTTTTACGGCGTTTACAACGCTGTCTTTTAGCGCTATGGCCTTGTCTTTTACGCCTTCGATTAGGCCTTCAATTAGGTTGCTGCCAGCTTCTTTTATGTCGTTCCAAAAGTCTTTAAGGCCCTGGCCGATACCGTCCACAATGCTCTGCACCAGGTCTGCGGCGTTCTGCACAAGCGCAAGGCTGGCGTCATAAATACCGCCCACAATGGCCAGCAGAATTTTGCCGCCTGCTATGGCCAGGTTTTTAACGTTCTCCGGGCTGGTAATGGCGTCAATCAGTTTGACAATAAACGTTGTAATGGCCGGTATAATGTTTTCGGCCGCGGTCGTTACGCTGTTTAGCAGGTTTTCTATTAGCTGGTCTATGTCCGCA